GCGAAATCATCAAAATCGATTTTAAGCAAATGCGGATTTTGGACATTCAAGGAAATGATTTATATGTTACTCGGGGTTTGAATAAGACCAAGCGGACAACCCACGCGGACACAACGGACATTTACATTTATCGTACTTTTACCGTTGAGCGCGGAGCAAATGGGACGGTTGCCGCGGCTCATACGAGTAAAACGGTATCCCGTTACGTTGTACCGTTTGACGTTAAATATCTATGTAAGCAAATGGCGAGTTTGATGCGCGGCAAAGAGGACTCCAATTATGCGGGCAAAACTGCAAACATTGAATTGGGCGAAGTCTTTTATATGGATGAATTTCCCAACAAGGTCCTTGACCGGGTAAAAGCGGAGTACATGAAACCGCGGAGGTTTGGCAAATGAGGTTACAGGGAGTCAAGACGGGAGAAAACCTTGTTGGGTATTCCTTGAATATGCAAGATATTTCCGCCCAGGTTGCCAAACTTACCATGTTTGATGATATTACGGATAAGCATTTAAGGCGCGCAATGCAATTATCCGTTTTCAAACTGCAAGCGGAAATTGTCCCGCTTGTCCCAACCGGGGTAACTGGGAGGCTTAAGGGCTCAATAAAATCCGAGGTTTCGGGTTACGGGTCAAACATTGTTGGTAAAGTTGGCTCAACGCTTGAAAAAGAGGAATACCCCGCGGTAATGGAGTTTGGGAGGCGTCCCGGTAAAATGCCTCCCCCGTCCGCGTTGTATAGGTGGGTACAAATAAGGTTAAAGGTCCCCAAAAAAAAGGTCCCTGGGGTTGCTTATGTAATCGCCCGGTCCATTGCTCGAAAAGGGATAAAGGGAAGGCGATTTATGCAAAAAGGTTATCGGAAATCGGGCGCGTATATCAGGCAACAATTTATGCTTGCCCTTGATAGGATTACGGAGGATTTGAGCGTTGGCAATTGAAAGTTGGATTGATGAAATCACAAAACTTTGGGAAATTGATGACGGACGCGGGGGGACCGTCAAAAGTTTCCGGGTCTTTGAGGTTGCCGAATTTCCCGAGGCAATTGAGTTTACCCCATGCGCGATTACATACCCAACCGATGTAACGAGTCAATATTCCCTTGGGGGTCCCTTGATTGATTACTGGCAAGGGCAAACCGAATTCCATTTATTTGATAATGCAAGCAAAGCAAACATACCGGAGGCAATCCGCTTTATTGCTCGAATACGCAATGCCGCGGCGGGGAGCATGAAACTTAACGGGACCGTTGACCATTTTTTGCTAAGAGGCGAGGAGGGCGCAAGCGTTGAGGGTCCGGTTGCTTTGTCTTATGGCGGAGCGGATGAACCAAGACTCGGTTTTATTGTTTATTGGAATGTTAAAGAAAACGTAACCGGGGATTACACACCAAGTATTTAACGGAGGTAAAACAATGGCGAAAAAATATAAATTTGTTGGCAAGGGCGGAGGAGTCCCCGGGTTGCCCCATGAGATAACCGACGCGGAGGCGGAATACCTGGGCGTATTGGAAATATTACAAGAGGCTATAAAAAACGGGAATTATCAAGAGGTAAAACCCGAGCCCAAAAGCGGAGGTAAAGAATAATGGGAAGTAGAGCATTTTCGAAATTACAATGGGGACTTGAATCGGTAAACGGGACCGCGGTTGCCGCGGATACAATGCTTTTAGCCGCGCCAATGCCGATTTTGCCGGACCGTCAAGCGCAATTCCCTATGGATATGGCGGGGGTCAAGGCGCGGAGCGCGCAAGGTCCCCAGTTGTATGAATATATCAAGGGCAACGTTACCCCGGTTGAGCAAAACCCGTCCGAGGGGGATTACCTTTGGACCTTTACCCCGAGCTTAACCGCAACCAATGACCCGGATTCAATAACGCTTGAGGCGGGGGATGATGTCCAGGCTTATGAATGTGAGTATACAATGTTTGACCGTTACCGCATTGCGGGCGAAATCGCGCAAGATGGGGTTGGGAGCCCGGTAAACATTGACGCGGATTTCTTTGCTCGTCAATGGACAACAACAACCTTTACCGGGGCGTTGTCCTTACCATCAACGGAATTAATGGCCGCGAAAGTAACAAGTTTTTATCTTGATACAACCTGGGCGGGGGTTGGCGGGACCCAAAAGACCGGGTTGCTCCGCTCTTATGACATTGAGATATTAACGGGCGTGAAATGGATATTTGCGGGGGATGCAAATAAATATTTCAACAATCACGCGGAGGAATACCTTGACGTTAGGGGTACGTTTGTTTTTGAAGGCAACTCCGACGCGGATGCAATCTTTGACGCTTTTCAAGCCGCGAGTTTGCAAGTGTTACGCTTACAGGTTACGGGCGCGCAAATCGGGGTTGGTGATAATCATTCCATGATTTTGGACATTGGCGGGGCATGGGTTGACGTAACCCCGATGGGTCAAGAGGACCGCGGAAACAACTTGCATACCGCAACGTTTCAAGGATATTATGACCAAACCGGAGCAAAGCTCTTGCAGTTGACCGTTACAACCGATGTAAGCGCAATATAAATTGACAACCCGAGCTGAACCGGCTCAAAATTTGTTGCAACACAAAGAGGAGTCAAATGATGAAAATACAATATAAAAAAGTTGTAAGACCTTTGGACCTTGCGGATTTTGCTCCCGAGTATGCGGGCGCGGTAATCCAGGTTTGGGTTAATCCAACCCGAGAAAAACTGCAAGAGCGGGAAACGATAAGACAAGGGCTCAATACCGCGCTTGGCAAGCTCAAAGAATCGGACCCGGACAATGTTGAGAAATTGAAACAAATTACCGGGACCATTGAGTCAATCAATGACAAATATTATGCTTGGCTTGCGGACAACTGGAGTCAAGCGGAAAACGAGGAAACCCATTGGACCCAGGCGGAGGTTAAAGAGCTTGCCGAAAACTTGATTGAGGATGACCCCGCTTTGTGGGAGTTTATCCAAAAACGGTCTTTTAATATGCTCCAAGAATACCGGGAGCATTACAAAAAAAAATTGAATTAGACCTTTTGCAAACCGCTCGGAGCGGTTACACAAGCAACCCGGAGGTATCCAATATTGAAATTGCAAGAATGGTCAATACCGCGCTTGGGGGTCCGTTTGTTGCTCCCTGGGACGTTGACCAATTACCAAATGATTTTATTGATTTGGTCCGGGCTTTACTTTATGATTTACCGGGGTTTGTTGAGCATAGGAAAAAGGTTGATAAAGACTTTGCGGAATGGCGCGCAAAGCATCCCAGTTATAAACCAAGGCGCAAATAATGTCCAAATCCTTACTTGATATTATCTTAAGAGTAGTAAAACAAGGGACCGGGTCCCAGGATGTTAAAAATGACCTTGAGGACCTGGGGAAACAAGGCGAAAAGACCGGGAGTCAATTTTCTATTCTTGATGGGGTAATGCTCGGAGCGGGTAACCAAATCGTAAATTTGGGAATGTCCGCAATCAAAGCATTGCCCGAGCTTTACGAAATGGGGATTGCCGCGCAACGGTCCGAGGTTGCCCTTAAAGCGTACGCGGGCGGAGGGCGCGCGGCGGAGGAAATGTTAAACGCGGTCCAAGATGCAACCGGGGGGACAATCTCAAAAATGGACGCGATGCAAAACGCAACCCGTTTATTGTCAATGGGGCTTGCGGAAAACGCGGATGAAGCCGCGAAATTGACCCGCATTGCAACAACGCTTGGGGCAACAATGGGTAAGGGACCCAAAGAGGCGTTTGAGGAATTTACCCTTTTGCTTGCCAACCAATCAATATTAAGGCTTGATACGTTCGGGATTTCAGGCGCGAAAGTAAAGGAACGAATGGAGGAACTTGCAAATGACGGCATTGCGGAGGCGGACCGTCAAACAAGATTCCTTATTGCGACAATGGAGGAGGCGGAAGGAAAACTTAACGCGCTTGATGAAGCGGGATTTAATGCAACCTCAAGTTTGGACCGTTTTAATGCAACAATGGATGATTTGAAAGTTGGGTTTGCAACCTGGGTTGCGGAGGGCGCGAATCCTTGGCTTGACGGGATATTTGCGGTAATTGATGCAACCAAAGAGCAAAATCAAAGATTTCTTGAGTCAACAAATACGATTGAGGAATACCGGGACGCGGTTAAAGATATGCCAATTTATTTTTATCGTTTAACCGAGGAGGAATATAACGCGCAAAAGGCGCAACTTGCTTTAAATAAAGCTCTTGAAATGGGGGATACCGCAATTGACGGTTGGAACAAGGGATTGCAGACAACCAATAAAGAGGCGGGGGAGGCGGAGCAAAAGACCCGCAACCTTGCGTTGTCCTTGCAAAAGGTAACGGACGCGAGACTCGCGGCGGAGGCAATGGAGCATCTTAACGAGGCTTATAAAAAGGCGAGTGAAGAGGAATTGCCCGAGCTTGAGTCAATCTTTGTTGAGGTTGCAACCAAGATTGGGGGACTTGACTCCGATACCGTCAAGGCTCAACTTGCCCTTGCCCGTCTTGAGCGGGATTGGGAGGACCAAGGGACCGCGGTAAATGACGTTGTTGATGATTTGCTTGAATTGGGAAACGAATTTGACTTATTACCCGAAAGTATTTATATCCCAATTGAGCTTGATGTTAAAGGGCTTGATGATTTAAAGAAAATACCCGGGGGAGGCGGGGACAATGGGGGAGACGACAAGAAAGACGAGGGGGACGGGGGAGGCGGGGGTTGCTTTGCCCCTGGGACCCTCGTTAACATTTATTCCGGGTTTAAGGTAATTGAGGAAATCAAGGTTGGGGATTTGGTTTGGTCTTATGATGAAAACCTTGAAAAACCTGTAATGAATGAGGTAGCGGAAATATTCCAATTTGAGCGGGATGATTTACTTGAGGTTATATTCAACGACTCAAGTTTTATTTGCTCCCCGGAGCATCCTTGGTTTGATATAAAAGCGGGTTGGGTTGAAACCCGGGACCTTACAAAAGAAAATAAAATTATGCTTGTTGAGGGCGGATTTGATGAAATCAAAGGGATAATTCCTTGTGTTGGAAAGAGCAAGGTATATACTTTTTCAGTTGCAAAAACGCAATCTTATTTTGTTTATAATCATTTGGTACACAATAAAGTAAAAATGCAATTCGGCGGGCAATTCCTTGTTGAGGGGAGCCCGGGCATTGATAGGGTCCCGGTTAATTTTATGGCAACCCGGGGGGAAACTGTAACGGTTACCCCTCAAGGGGAGACTCCCCCAGGGACAAATATAAATGTAAGCATCCCCGGGGCTCAAATTGTGTCCGATATGGATTTTGAGGAGTTTGCTTGGAAACTGGCAAGCAGGATTCAAGAATACAGGTAAATAAATGGCGCATACCTTACAAATTATTTACGGGTCAACAACAATCAACTTGACAAGCGGGGATTATATCCTTTTGGATTATGTCCCCGAGGCGGGCAAGGGCGGGATTGTTACGGAACGGATAAGGCTTTTTATAAAATCCTCAAGCGCGGCAAATTTCCAAACTGCAATTGAAAATATTGAGCGGGCTTTAAGGAACGCGGAATCAAGATATGATACCGGGGTTGGCGACAAGGTATATATAAAATTTCAACCCGATTCCTTATCAACGCTTTACAGGTCCGAAATCGTAAGGCGGAGCGAATCGGAGGACGCGGGGAGCATTGAGGGTCCGAAACGGTTGCTTGGTGCAATTTGGGCAACCAAATCCGGGGAATTTCTTTTGATATTTACAAGGCGGGATTACTGGGAGGCGAATACCGAAACAACCTTAACCATTGAGAATCAATCAGGGTCGGGGACTTCGGTAACAATTAAGAATCCAATGGGCGGGGAGGCGTTTAGTAATAATACGGTTTCGTTTACCGCGCCCGATACCATTGCGGATTCGGGCTCGGGTTTTGGGGTATTTTCCGCGGGCGATATTATCAGTTTGAGGGGCTCAACAAGCAATGACGGGATTTATACAATTGCAACCGCGAGCTCAACAACTTTAACAGTTTATGAGGAAACCGTTGTAAATGAGGCCGCGGGGGATGCAATAAAAATTTATTATGTGCAAAATTACGTTGATATTTCCTCAAGTAATATTGGGGGGACCGAGCCAACCCCGATTAAATTAAAGGTAACCAATACGGACGCGGGCGCGGACCTTGAAACGGTTTGGGTTGGTATGAATCGGTTGGCAACCCCGTTGCAATTTGGTTATATGCTTGAGGTTGAGGATTGTACTGGGGGGAGTAATACGGTTGATGCGGGCGCAAGCTCTTTAATATACCGGGCTTATAATGTATTGTCCGCAAGCGCAAGCGCGCTTTGTACTTGGACGTTACCAAGCGGGATGCTTAACGCGGCGCGTGGGGCTTATGTTCGGGCAATAATGCGGTTTTGGGACGGGACGGATATAACAAATTGCAGATATGCGTTAAAAATTTATTATGATACTAATATTTTATGGGAGTCCGGTTGGTTTCAATTTGATGATACTTATGAGGCAATATCGCGTTTATGGCGCGAGTTTGCAACGTTTCAACTTCCCCCGTTTCGATTGGAGGGCGGGACTCCAACCGATTTAACATTAAAACTTTGGTCCCAATCTGTAAGCGGGTCCGATGAAACTATAAACCTTGATGTTTTACAAATGGTTGTTTTGGACGGTTGGCGCAAGTTTGTTTGTCTTGACGGGATTGCTCAAAACTCAATTCTTGTTGATGACGGGATTGATGAAACCTTTTACCAGGAAATATCAGGGGAGCAAGTAAATAATTTGGTTGCGGAGGGGAGTCCGTTGATGCTTATGCCAAACCAAAATCATCGAATACAATTTACACAACATTCGATTACCGCAAATACCGCGGACATTGACCGGACCGCATCCGTTACGGTTATTTATCGCCCAAGGATAAGGACCTTTTAAGATGCTTACGGTATCCTTTGAAAAGCGGGATTTTAGTAAATATCCCCGGGTCCATTGGGAAACATTGGAGGTTGAGCGGTTTACAAAAAATGCGATTGGGGGTCCAAAATACGCGTCATTGATTGCTACCGGGTCCCAACTTGAATTATTCGAGTTTGTTGAAATGTTGCGTTGCCCGGTTTATATCTTTCATAAGGAACGCGGCAAGCGGGTTTGGTGGGGTTTCATCAATAAGGTAACGATATTCGAGGAGCATGGAATCGAATACGGAATTTCCCTTGATTCAATGTCAAACAAACTTGCAGTTGCTTATACCGAAAATGGGGAGCGGTTTACAACAACTTGGGACTCGGATGCAACCTCAACCGCGGAATATGGGACCAAGGAATTATTATTAACCGCGCATGAGATAACCGCAACGCAAGTTGCTCAATTTCAAGATACACAACTTGAAAACCGGAAATACCCGAGCCCAACCCCTCCCCAATGGGGCAAGGTAAGAAAACAAGCGGTTGCCCGAATTGAGTGCGGGGGTTGGTGGGATACCCTGGGTTGGAGGTATTACGCGAACGATAAAGGTAAAATTGCTTATGAGGAAAATGACACCTGGGGAGGGCGGGAAATCGGGGAGGATGACAGACCGCGAGCCGCGCAAAGTTTCCAAAATAAAAGCGGGTCCTCATGGGTTGCAAGCAAGATTGAGTTGAGCGTTTGGAAAGTTGGCGCGCCAACCGATAACCTTGAGGTTGCCCTTTATAGTGATTCGGGGAACGCGCCAAACGCGCAACTTTCAGGGACCGATGACATTGCGGGCGCGAACGTTGAAACATACTCGAATTGGGTAACCTTTACGCTTGATACCCCTCAAACCTTGGCGGATTCAACGCTTTATTGGATTCATATCCAAAGGTCGGGGGGAATTGATGCGGACAATTATTTTATGATTGAGGGTACAACAACGGACGGTTATCAAGACGGGGGAATAAAATTATATAAAACATCAACCTCAAGTTGGATTCAACCTTATGACAGGGATTTTAATTTTCGGGTCCTGGGCGATTTGGAATCAACAACCCAAATAACGGACGCTTTTGATTCGCATGGGGAGTTTATTGAATCTTATGAGGTTGAGGATACAAGCGGGGTAAACTCCTCCCCTTACAGGGACGGGGAGGCAACCGCGCAATATGAGATTGAGCAACTTTTAAAAATGGGGACAAGCAACAACCGGAGGTTGCTTGCAACAATTTCGGATTTGCGGAGGGTCCGCATTTACGAGGAGCCCGCGCAATGGTCCGAGGATTATAAAATTGACCCCTGGGGCAAGATAACGGATAGATATGACAACCCAATATTGCCCGAGGATTGCCCGGTTGGGAATTGGACAAGGCTTAAGGGAGTTGTACCCGATACAATTAACACAACGCGCATAAGCAACCCGACTCATTTTTTTATTGAGGAATCGGAGTATTCCCCAAAGCGCGGTTATAGAATAATGGAAACAAGGGACGTTTTGAATCCCTTTGATTTTACAATACGCGAGGGTTGAGCATGGATAATATTACTGGGCTTTATAAAAGGCTTGAGCCCTTAATCAGGAAAACGATTCGGGATATGTTAGGGGAGGGTATCAAGGGAAATGTTGATGATGGTTTTACATGGATACATGGTACAAAATGGGCAAAAGAGGACGGGACCGGGAACCGGGGCGCGGACGTTGTTGACTTGCAACTTACGGGGACCGATTCAAATGACGTTGCGGGCTCGGATTATTCCGGTATTTTGACCGGGAATTACAATAAAATTGTTGCGGGCTCGGATTATTCCGTTGTCCTTGGAGGCGCGGGGGTTGATATGGGGCAATATTCTTATCTTTGCTTGGGTTACGGGTTTGCAATTGATATTGACGTTGCGGGCGCGTATTCGGGCGGACAATATGCGGTTGTTGCTTTTGGGGAAAATCACGATATAGAGGAGGGCAATTATATTTTTATTTTTGGTACAAACAACGATATTATTGACGAAACTTTTGGAGGGTATTCGGTTGGGGAAAACAACGATTTAACCGCAACTGGGGTTTCAGATTACCCAACTTATACCGGGCAATACGCGGCAATCAATTGTTTGACCCAAGGGGACGTTTGGAGTAGTTTACAGGTTGGGGAGCAAAACGATTTATTGGGGAGCGGGGCAAGCCCGACCCAATGGATAATGCAATTTGGTTACCGTCATTATACGGATTACCAACTTGGGGGGTTGCACATTGGCGAGGAAACCATAAGCAATGACGATTCGGGCAACGGGTATTTCAACGGGCGGATTGTTTGGGGCAACGGGGTAAATTCTTATAATGCGGGCGCGGACCCCTATCAAGGAATGAATCAATGCTCGTTAATTTCCCAAGAGGAATTAATTGCAAGTTGGTCATCAAGTTGGGTAACGGGTTACCAATATCCCTTAATTGAAAATACGCTTTGGTATTTTGAGGCGTTGATTGCGGGCGCGGAAAATGTCCTTGCGGATTTTTACGCGTGGAAACTTGAGGGGGTCATTGCAAATACTCAAGGGACAATGAACATTGTAACGCAGACATTAACCAAGGTTTACCCAACTGATAACACGAAAGAATGGCAAGCGGAAATTGATAATGCAAACAAACGCTTGCTTATCCAATACCGGGATACCGCGGGAACGGACAACAACGCTTGCAACGTACAAATCCAAGTAAGAACAGTTGAAGTCGGTAAAGCAAGCGCGGTTGGTAGTCCAAAATTGCTTTATGTGAATGATGGGATTACCCTGGGCGAATCGGTAACGGTAAACATAGTGTAAAAATGGCGCATCCGAGCAAAGTAAAATTGAAAGACCAAATACGGGAATTGCAACTTGGGGAATATTCCCTTGATGAATTTTGGGACGCGGTTGAAACCTTGCCCGATGACATTGACGGGCGCGATTACAAAAAGATAATCAAAGCAATTTATAAGGCGGACGGGGAGCCCGATTTTGAGGACCTTGAAAAGTTGCGCGTAAAAATTGCAAGAAAAACCGAGCATGAAACTTTGCAAATATGGGTTGACGCGCAAAGAATAATTCGGCGCAACTTGCGCGCCAAAATGCGGACCATGAGGAAAAGGAAGGAAATCAATGAGCGGAAACGACAAATTAAATCCGGGGAATGGGTTTCCAATCTTAGAAATAAACGAAATAAATAAGATGCGGGAGCAAGCCTTACAAGCGCGGGCGCGGGCTTGCGCGGCGGAGGTCCAAGAGGTTTGTAAAAAGCATGGGGTAATCCTTGAGCCAATGATTACCATTGTGGGCAACCGCATTGTCCCAGGTTTGAATTACAAACCGATTGAAAAGGTCCCTGGGGAATAATCAATTGACTCCTCTTTTTTTGTTTACGATAAAAAATCTTATCAAAAGCATACATATTTTGTCTTATTATATTTGCTCCCCTATTCTTAATAATGGGGTTGCATATTCATAATCGAATTTTACAAGGTTTTCAAAATATTTGTAATTTGACAACCAATATATTTGTAAGCCCTTTTTGTTATATAAAATTTCAAATCGCCAAATACGCAACCGATTCCATAAAATGACTCTTATACCCGGTTTTCGTTTCATATATCAAACCTCCCTTGTTGGGGTCCCCTGGGGTCCGTAGTTTCCCAATCATCCATAAGCAAAGCAAGTTGAAGATTAAAACCCCTGTCAATCTTGATTCCCTTTTCAAATATTCTTTGAATGGGAGCCCGGTATTGTTTCCCGGTATCAATGTCCGTTACAAAAACTTGCTCCGCTCCCGCGTTTTCCGCATCCTCCAAAGATGTTATATCAAGCGCGATTGCTCGGGGGGATTTTAGAAAATGCTTGCTCCCGTAAATCCGCTTAATAAACCATTTCCCGTCAACATGCCCAACAACAACAGAATTAACAAATATAGGGGTTTTTTGGTTGGTCATTGATAACCTCAAATCATACAATAACCCGATTCGCAGTTGTCCAATTCATCAAAGAAATTTTCCTGTAACCCAACCGCAACCTCAAGAGGCTTTAATGACGGATGATACCAAACCGGGTCTTTGTTTATTTTTTTGCGTTTTTCTTGCATCATTTTTTCAATCTCAACAACTTTTTCAAATCTTTCCGGGTTTTGCATCCGCATTTCAACCCATTCAAGATGACGTGTAAACGGGCAAAACCAACATGCCGATTTTGGAGGAATGGGGAGTCCAACATTTTTAATTATTGCTTTGCAATCTTTTCGGGAAATATTCAATTTAATTAGTGGATATGTCCGTTTTACCTCAAGGTTTTTATAAATTGTTTGGGTCCATTCCTCCGACCTTGCGCGGTGTATTTCATCCGTTGAGATACCAAGACCCGCAATGTATTTTTTGACTCCCAGGGATTTAACATATTTTTCAATTTGATAAATTTTAAAATTGTTTGTGCAAGTTCGATTTCCTGGGGCTCCATTTCCATTCATGCGTAAGGGAATTGCAATTCCTTTTTCGATTCGATACATATAATTTAACAAGGTTTCCTCTTTGCCTCTTGTTGTCTTTCTTACCTCAACAATATCAACGTTGTTTTTCTTGGCAAATGGCAATGCAACCTCGCGGAAATATTTTAAAGTTTCGGGGTTTTCCGAATCATCCCCAACATTTGCAAAAACAAACTTATCAAATTCAAGTTTCCCCTGGGTTTGCAATACAAGCGCGGCAGTTGATTGAACTCCCCCGCCATAAGAAAATATTTTAATCATACTGCAACCTTTACCAAGACAACGGGACCCCCGCAACGCGGGCAAACTGGGACGGTTGCAGATTTATCAAGTTTTTCCGGTCCGCTCAATTGATGCCAACCGCAAAGATTCATTTCCTCTTGCTCCTCATTATCAAAAAGGTATGCGGTTTCCAAAGATTGACACATAAACATTGTTTGCGTTATAAAATCGGGCATTTTAAGACTCCTCATAATTAACCCCGAATTTGGGCAAAACCCAATCAAGGGAGCGGTTGAGCTTTGCGGGGTAAGGTCCGGTTGCTTTATCCGCCCAACCCAGGGTATATATAAACAAATCGGTTGTTGCTTTTGCCATTGATTCCGCGTTGCGCCATTCAAACCGCTTTTTGATTTCCTCATGCTCCCTTATGGGGAAAAGATACGGCGCGGTTTCCTTGGACAAGATTAAAAAATCTTGGATAAACGCAAGGGGTATATCCCCCCCGGGCGCGGCAATGGTCCAAGCAATCCGCCCGTCCTCCCCCATTAA